AGTTTGGCGCCCTGCAGTATGGCGACCAAGTGCAGCACGAGGGATTGACGTACAAGCTGCAGCACGAACCGCTGAAGCTGGCTGATGGCCGGTTCTGCGTGATGGTGCTGGAGAAGATTGAGGCCGTGGCCACCTACCTGGTGACGCTGAGCGGCCTGCGGATCACGACCCTCGACAACAGACAGCTCCGCATTCTGTAGGTATGGCTGAAACCACGATCACAGGCCTACCGAACGCCACGACCCCGCTCGATGGAACTGAGCGGGTGCCGATGGATCAGGCTGGGGCGACAAAGGACGCCACCACCCAAGATATTGCTAATCTGGCCGGCGCGGCGATCAGCAGTGCGGTCGCCGCCCACGTAGCAGCAGCAGACCCCCATCCCGGCTACCTGACCCAGGCCGAAGGAGACTCTCGATACAGGCAATCAGCCACTGCGCTGACCGATGGCGACATCCCTGCGGGCATCGCCAGGGACAGTGAGGTAGCGTCAGCGATCAGCACCCACGTTGCCGCTGCAGACCCGCACTCTCAGTACCTGACCCAGGCGGAGGGCGACGGCCGATACCGGCAATCGGCCACGGCGCTGAGCGATTCGGACATCCCTGCAGGGATCGCCAGAGACTCGGAGGTGGCAGCGGCAATCGGAGCGCATGAGGCAGCAGTCGACCCGCATCCTGGCTACCTGACTGCCGCCGAGGCCAACGCGGCGTACGTGGGGCTGAGCGACGCTAGGTTAAGCGACGCCCGCGAGTGGACCGCCGCCACCATTGAGCAGGCCGAGGCCGAGGCCGGCACCGCAACGACTCGGCGGGCGTTTACGGCCCAGAGGGTGCGGCAGGCCATCGCCGCCTGGTGGACCGGCGCCAGCACCGCTGCAGGCCGCGCCATGGTGGAGGCCCTCAGCTCTGCCGCACAGCGCACCCTGCTGGGCCTGGGCACAGCTGACAGCCCATCATTTACCGGCCTGACGATCACCGGCACGGCGCCGGTCGCCATCCCCCACATCCACGGCACCATCGCCGGGAACCTTTACGTTCACGTCAAAAACACCAGCGGCGGCCCCCTAGCGGCGGGCACGGCGGTCTACGCGACCGGCAGCGTGGGCGACACCGATCGGATCACGGTGGCGGCCTGCGACCCGACCGACCCGCTCAAAATGCCAGCGATCGGCGTACTGGAGACCACTTTGGCCCAGAACGGCGATGGCGATGCCGTGATCTTGGGCGAGCTGAGGCCGTTCAATTCCAGCAGCTATCAGATCAGGGACCGGCTTTACGTGGGCGCTGGCGGGGCTCTGGTGGCCATTCCCCCGGCCAGTGGCCTAGTACAGGCGGTCGGCAGCGTGGCGAGGGTGAACGTCAACACCGGGACCATCCTGGTGAACACTGGCGCGGCGATGGCCCGGGTGGGATTCACCGGGGCCTATGCGGATCTAAGCGGGCGCCCCACCCTGGGCACGGCAGCAGCAGCAGCTAGCACGGACTTCGCCCCCGCAGCGCAAGGCGTCACGAACGGCAACAGCCACAACCACGACGGCGGCGATGGGGCGCAGATCGCTTACAACAGCCTGAGCGGCCTGCCCACGATCCCTAGCACATACGCCGACCTGGGGCCTATTGGCGATGGAATCATATTTACGATCTCCAACCGGGGCGAAACGGCGATACCAAGCACTAACTACGACGAATCGCTTTCGCTATCTTTTGCGGTAACAATCACGAAAGTTACGTTTATTACGCACATTGATAACACCGGGAGCAGCACAACAACTCTCAGCGCGTACAAGCGAACTGCGGCAGGGACAAAAACCTCACTGCTTTCCGCCAACGCAACGCTTGTCTCTGGCGCTTCAGTTGTTGTCGCTTCGCTATCTGCCACGGCTGGAGTGCTATCCTTGGCCGCTGGCGATAGGCTGGGGGTCGATCTTGTCGGCCTTGGCACTGGTGCATCCGGCATTAAGTGCATCATTGAATACACCCGTTCTGCTGTCTAACCATGACTGACACCATCAAGACCAATCTCGACACCGGCATTCGGTATTACGACGAGCAAGGCCCGCGCGAGGGCCAAAGCGTTGATCTGTTTGTGCCGATGAGGGGCAATGTACCCACCAACCCAGCCGGCGCCAGGTGGCCCAACCTTTTCGGCCTGCCCTACGACGGCACCCAGATCAGGTACTACCTGAGAAGCGAACCTCAGGTGCGCGAGTACGACTCTCAGATTTTCTACGAGGTGGCTAGCTGGGGGCCTGTGGACTATCCGAACCCGAAGATCGGAGGCCCTGCTGGGACATGGGAAGAGACGTTGGAGGTGCTCCGTCGGCCAGAGCAGGATCTGCTCAATCAGGTTGAGGCCGCGAGGCTGCAGGCTAACGCCAGGCTGTATCCCTCTAGCGAAGATCCGATGCTGGCCGTGCTGCTGGCTGAGGCCATCCGGCGCGATCAGGAGGGCACGGCAACGGCCACCATGATCGACCTGCTGCAGCGGCATCAGGCGCTGGTCGAGGCGGGCTACAGCAACATGGAGCGGGCGGCGGAACTGCGCCAGCAGATCGAGGCAGGCCAGCCGTTTGACCTCTCTGCTGGATGGATCAATGAGCTGCCAGCATGAGTGGCGCAGGGGGCCTTATGCAGGAGGGAATCGGATGCTGATTGTTCAGAGACGGAGGGCGGCTGCCTACGACCCCGACGCGCAGGCGTACATCACCGCCGTGGAGGCTGCTGATACCCAGGTGCTGGAAGTTGGCGTAAAAGATGCAATAAATGCGTTTGTGGTGGGCTGCAAGGCTGATGGGATCTGGGCGGCGATTAAGTCGTCGTGTGTGCTGGCCGGTGCCCGCACACTGGCCGGTGCGCTGGTGCCGTTGGTGGGGGCGGCGCCGACCAATTTTAATTTCGTAGCGGGGGATTACAACCGAAAGACAGGACTGGTGGGCAATGGGAGCACGAAATATCTCAACAGCAATAGGAATAACAATGCTGATCCGCGGGATAGTCAGCACATGGCAGTATTTCCAACTACAGTCAACTCATACGACCAAGATCGGGTCTACATGGGCGTGGGCCTGAATGAAACTGGGTCTACCTACTTCTTTACTCGTACAGCAGATGCCGCACTTAGAAATAGAAGCGCCACCGCAAACATTGGGCTAGCAAGAGGCGTGGCTAATTCTTTAATAGGCATGAATAGAAGTTTGTCAACCGAATTTGTTTACAGGCAAAGCGGTGCGTCTCAGACTGTTTCCAGAAATTCTGAGACACCTCTAAACGGGAATATATTTGTATTTCAAGGTAATGGTTTTACCACAGGTGCTCTTTCCAACGCCCGCCTCGCCTTCTACAGCATCGGCGAATCCCTCAACCTCGCCCTACTTGACGCCCGCGTGACCGCTCTGATCAACGCCATCGCGGCGGCGATCCCATGACCACCCCAAGCCTGCGCGAGCAGATCCTGAACCACATCCACGCCGTCACCCTGCCGGGAACGGTGCAGGTCGGCATCAGGATCTACCGCAGCCGGGTGCAGGCGCTCTCCAGGTCGGAGGCCCCGGCGCTGATCGTCAGCCCTGGCGAGGACAATCCGGTGAACGCCCCGCGCACCACGGGCGCCAGCCTGGGCCGGCTCGATCAGGCGCTGCCGGTGATGATCGAAATCTACGTTCGCGGCGACGTGCCCGACCAGCTGGCGGATCCCATCGGCGTAGACGTGCACAGCAGGATGATGAGCGATCGCACCCTTGGCGGCCTGGCCCATGACGTGCAGCCCGATGGCTGGCGCCCGGAGTACGAACAGGCCGACGCCACCGCCGGCTGGATGCAGCACCGTTTCCTGATCCGCTACCGGACCCGCGACGACGCGATCAACGCGGCTCCATAGGCTGAGCTTACGGAAGCTCACCCCCAACCATGGCGGCCGACCAACACTATGAGCACCACGGCCTGTCTGGGGAGTTCGTGATGCTCCCCAGTGGCCAGATGGTGCCCGCTGCTGAGGCGCCCAAGCCTGAGCCCGCCAAGCCCCAACCCGCGCCGAAGGCCAAGGACTGATGACAGCTCTCCTGATTCGCAACAGCTTCGCGCTGGTGAAGACCGAGACCAGCTACGGCACTCTGGCCAGCTCGATCGCCAACACCGACGCGGTGAAGATCGTGTCGCTGGAGATCAACCCGATCACCGGCACCCGAGTCGAGCGGGCCCTGATCAAGGGGTTCCTCGGTGCCGACCGTCAGCCGCTCACCAATGAGCACGTGGCGGTAACAATCACGTTCGAGTGGGGCGGCTCTGGCGTCGCCGCCACCGCCCCCCGGTTTACGCCACTGCTGCAGGCAGCCGGTATGAACGTCTCGGCATTCGCCGAGCTGACCGGTACGGCCACCGCAGGCGGCGCCAACACCCTCACCCTGGCGGACCTGGGCGGCAGCAATCCCGCAAGCGACGCCTATCTGGGCCTGCCAATCGAGATCACCAGCGGCGCCAACACGGGCCACAAAGGCGTGATCGTGGCGCACGACGGCGCCACCAGGCAGGTGACAGTGGTTCCTTCCACCGCATCGTTCACCGGCGGCGCAGTGGGCTACAAGATCCCCGCACTGTCCCTGCTGCAGCCGATCAGCACGTTCGGCAACGGCAGCAGCTGCACCATCGTGGCAGTGAAGGACGGCGCCAACGTTCACCGGATTGATGGATTCCGTGGCAGCCCGGCCCTCAACAGCACGCTGAACGGTTACGGCACGTTTACGATCACGGGCGTCGGCCGCTACACCACCCCCACCGCAAAGAGCGCTGAAGGATTCGTCTACAGCAACCAGGCCGAGCCGGTGCCCGTCACCCCGACCCACACCAAGGCGTTGCGATTCCAGGGCTTCAACCCCTGCTCTGAGGGCTTCACGTTCGACTGGGGCGTGTCGGCCGTGTTCCGCTCGCTGATCGGCTGCGAACCTCACGCCCGCATCACCGACCGCCCCAACCCGAACGGCACAATCACGATCGAGAACCCGCCTGTGGCGACGAAGAACTTCTTCACCGCTGCAGCTGACAACAGCGGCGCCAGCGATGGCCCGCTCGTTGTGCAGCAGGGCACGACGGCTACCGAAAGCTCCATTTTCTTCTGCCCCCGCGCGGCGATCAGCGGCGACCTCTCGTTCTCTGACTCTGACGGGATCAGCATGCTGCAGATCCCATTTACCGCGCTGCCCAAGTCCGCAGCCGGCAACGACGAAACCCGCCTCGTTTTCTTCTGATTCGCCATGTTCCATCTGTACCAGCCGGACCACATCAAGTGGCCGGTAAGTGTTGACCTGCCTAGAGGTGGGTCAAAAGAGACGTTCGCCTTCATGGCTCATTTCCGGGTTCTTGATCAAGATGAGTGTGATGAGTTGAATGAACGGCACAATGCCCTGATTCTCGCCACGGTCAGGCGATATGAGGCGCTCAAGTCCTACCGCAGCAGCATCGATCTAGAGCCCATTGTTGAGCCCCTGCCCTGCAGCTATCAAGACCTGGCGTCTGAGGTGCTCTGCGGATGGGACGAGGAAGGCAAGCTCGCCGTGGTGGACGACGACGGTGACCCTATTCCGTTTACTGAGGCCAACAAGGCCAGGATGATGCAGATCCAAGGCGCCGCGTCCGCGATCTTCAACGCCTGGGCCGAAAGCCAGGGCAAGCCGTCCGAGAAGTCGGCAGCGAAGGCTGGAGGCTTCCGAGCAAAAAACTGATTGACGCGGCGCTGTTCCTCGCTGGCGCCGCGAAAGGTGATGCTGACGACGGCAAGGACGCGGCCGACGCTGCAGCCATGTTCGGCCTGGAGGCGCCCGAGGCAGAGCAGCGGCCCGAGACGTTCGGGATCCTGCCGGAGAACTGCGACGCGCTGGCGTGGTTCCTGAAGATGCAGACCCAGTGGCGGGTGGGGATGAATGGCCCCGTAGGCCTCGATTACGGGGTGTTCATCCAATGCGCCAAGGATGAGGGCGTGAAGCGCCGTGACCGGGTGTGGCTGCTGGAGGATCTGCGGTTGATCGAGCGGGAGTATCTGGGTGCGGCGCGGGGGTGATAGCGGTTCTGACTGACTACACTTAAATCGGTCCCTCGGCCACGCCCCGGCGTTGTGAACCGGGGCATTTTTCTGCCCGCCCTCCATAGCCTGACCCTAGGACTGGCGATCGGATAACACATGGCCCGAATGAGCCTGGATACCGCCATCCGGCTGTCGGCCGAGGTGAAGGGCGGCGGGAATATCGACCGGGTGAAGCGGTCGCTGCAGGATCTGGGCCAGGCCGCGCAGGTAACCAAGCGGGAAAAAACAGCACTGCGCACCGCAACGCTGCAGCTCGCCCGCGCCAATGACGGGACCATTGCCGGCATCCGCACCAGTGTTGCGGCATTGCGCGGGCTGCAGGAACAGGCCCGGATCGGCGGCCGGGAGTTTCAGAAGTACGGGGCGGAGATTCAGCGGCTGGAGGGGAGGCTTAGGAGCCTCGATAGCACTGCCAAATCGGGCAATGGACTGTCTGCACGCAATGCACTGCTGGCAGGCGCTGCAGGCGGCATCGCTGGGGCAATCAGTGCGCAAGCGGGAATGGTTGCAGCGGGCGCTTTTCAGGTTGGCCTGAATGCCGAAAGCGCTCAAGTGAGGCTAAAGGCGCTAACAGGCGAGTTTGGAGAGTACAACGAAGCACAAGCGGCGGCTGCGCGGATTGCAAGCACGCTAAGAATCAGCAACATTGAAGCTCAGGATAGCTTTGCGAGCCTGTATGCGTCGCTTAGGCCAACCGGCGTAACGCTGGATGAAATCGAAAAGGCCTTTATAGGTTTTTCCGCAGCAGTAAGGAATAGCGGCGCAACAGCGCAAGAATCAAGCGCTGCACTTATTCAGCTGAAGCAAGCTCTAGCGTCTGGAGTGCTTCAAGGGGAAGAACTGCGGTCGATCCGAGAGCAGGCGCCACTGGTTGCGCAGGCAATTGCCGCTGAAATGGGCGTAACGATTGGTGAGCTAAAAAAGCTGGGAGCAGAAGGCAAAATTACAACAGATATAGTGTTAAACGCGCTTAATCGGCTGAATAATACCCAATTAGGCAAGCTAAATGAGCAGTTTAAGACTGGCCGTCAAGCGCTGGTAGATCTGCGGGTGGCATCTGAAAACCTAGGCGTAACATTTGCTCGGGTATTTGGGCCGTCAACCGTAACCGCTATCAATGCCGTTGCAGCCGCATTGCGTTCTGCCAATCAAACGATTGGCGCATTCAGTGGCGATCAACCCGCTCAAAATGCAATTCAGGATCGACTAAGGGCGCGGCAACAGGCGGAACGGGACACAAGCGCCAGACCGTTTGGGTTGTTTGATTTCCGTGGGCGGCAGCAGTTCTTCAGGCAGCGCGAAGAACAGCTGTTTAGGCAGTTTCAAGGCGAAAGAACGTTTACGCCTAGCAGCGTGTCGCAGCAACAGCAGCAGGCCCAAGCTGCAGCGGCTGGCGAGCGGGAAGCGGCACGGGTGAGGGCTGCTGCTGCCAGTGGCGGGGCTGCAGGTAGCGGCGGATCAGCGCCATCGTTCCAGCCCTCAAGCCGCGCCAAGGCATTGATTGCCGCAGCGCAGAAGCTCGGCGTCAGCCCGCTCGACCTGGCCACGATCATCAGCTTTGAAACCGCTGGCACTTTCAGCCCGTCGATACGTGGCGGCGCTGGCGGCAACTATCAGGGGCTGATTCAGTTTGGCATACCTGAGCGGCGGCAGTATGGCGTAACGCCTAATCAATCATTTGAGGAGCAGGTAACCGGGCCCGTTGTTAGGTATTTTCAAGATCGCTTTAAGGGTGTTGGCATGAGCACCCAAGGCGCAAACCTTGAGGATCTTTATACAACGGTACTGGCGGGCAATCCACGAGCAAACCGGAATTCTCGTGATTCGTTTGGCACCAGCCCCAGGAGTGGCGTGGCGCGGATGGGCCCCCACCGTCAGAAAGCGCTGCAGATGTTCTTTGGTGGGTCGGTGGAAAATACGGGATTTGATGCGTTTGATCAGGCGCAGGCAAGTAATGCTGGTTTCGAGGCACAGCAGCAAGCCGCCGAGCAACTCCGCGAACGCCAACAAGCCACTACCGCCGAGCTTGAAAAGTTCATCGAGGCCAGGACCCAGGCTGTCGTCAAGCTCAACCAAGAAAGCGAGCTGCTGGGTGCGACGACTGATCTTGATCGCCGCCGGCTGGAGTACGCCTTCGAGCAGCTGGAGATCAATGACAGGGCGATTCAAACCAAGAGAGAGTTTCAGGAGCTGGAGAAACAGCTGGTCGAGCTAGGCATCGATTACAACGCTGAGCAACAGCTGGCGCGGATCGAATCGGAGAAAGAGCACGCCCTGAAAAACGCCCAGGTCAAGGCCGAGCAGGACATCAACGACCTGATGGCCGAACGGGTGCGCATGATGCAGCAGCTGACCAGCCAAGCCGCCGAGCCAGCCGCCTTCCAGACCCAAGGCATGGCGATCGAGGCCCAGATCGCCACCCTGAAAGACGACCTAGCCGAAATGACCAGCATCGCCACCCTGGCGGGCAAGTCTGCCGAGACGATCGGCGGGGCGTTCGGCAATGCGTTCCGCGACCTGATCAGCGGCGCAGCGAGCGCCCGGCAGGTGCTGGCCGGATTTTTCCAAGACGTGGCCCAAGGATTCGCGCAGATGGCCGCAGAGATCATCGCCAAGCAGATGGCCATGATCGCGCTCCAGACGATCCTGAAGGCGCTGGGTGCGGTGGCTGGGGCGTCCAGCGGCGGCACCTTCGCGCCGAGCAACGTGGGCCCATTCGGCGCTGCGGGGGCGAGCACGGCGGTGAGCTTCGACCCGTCCGCCATGGCGCCCCGCGCCCTCGGTGGCCCCACCGCCAGCGGCCAGCCGTACAAGGTCGGCGAGAACGGCCCCGAGCTGTTCGTGCCCTACCAGGCCGGCACCATCATCCCGGCTGAGGCCACCGAAGCGCTGCAGGCGATCAACAACGCCAGCCTGCGGGGCCTGCAGGTGCCGTTCCAGGCCACCGCTGCTATTGCTGCCAAGGCCTCACAGCAGGGCGGCGGCTCCAGCTCCAGCAGCGGCCTGAGCGTGCCATTCCAGCGCGGCATGGAGGGCCTGAGCGTGCCATTCCAGCGGGGTGGCATGGATGGCGGCATGGGCGCTGCTGGCATGGGTGCGGGCGGCGGTGATGGCCTTATCCGATTCGAGACTGTGCAGATTGGCGAGCTCGATTTCGTCACCAAGGACGAGGCGCAACGGATCGGCCGCGAGTCTGCCAAGCAGGGCGCTGCCCTAGCACTGAAGCGCTACAGAAACAACCCCACGGACCGACGCGGAGCCGGCCTGCCCTGATGGAGCTCTGCAACTTCCTGCGGTTCAAGCGCCGGGATGGCACCTATACCACCTGGCTGGCCCAGAACTACTTCATCGGCCAGACCATCGCGCACAACGGCCAGAGCTACCCCTACCTGCCGGTGGCGGTGGCCACCAACTCCAGCACCCGAGGCGGTGATCGATCCGAGGCGGTGGTGGCCGCGCCGGTGTCGGCGCTGAGCGTGAACGTGTTTGCCGAGGCCAGCCGCGAACGGTGGCTACTGGAGGTGCGATCCGTCAAGATCAACCGGGTTGACCAGAGCCTCGGCGTGCTGCTCACCACGGAATATTGGGCGGCGCAGCAGCTGCAGGGCGACCTAAGCGAGCCGATTGTGAGACTCCAGCTGGCCAGCCCGCTCGATGCGGTGCAGGCGCCCGGCGGCAGGGTGCTGTCTCAGGTGTTGGTGGGTGCGCTGCCTACCAGTGGAAACTTGACGCTGCAATGACCGCAGACTGGCCCGCCTGGGTAAGCGCCCGCCTGCCACACGTGATCGGCGCCGACCCTGACGACGGCGAGGGTATCTGCTGCCTGGTGATGGCCGCCAAGGTCCGCCGATCCGCTGGCCTGGCCATGCCCGATCTGGACCCGCAATGGTTCGCCATGGCCGCCGCCGGGCAATGGGATCAGCTGCAGCGGGAATGGAGGCGCCTGATGGTCCCCCACAGACTGGAGCAGTACGCGCTGGCGCTCCACCGCCAGCCCCTGGGTCTCAGTGTTGGCGTGGTGGTTGATGACGGCCTCCTGATCGTGCATCACCGCCGCGGGGCGCAGTGGTTGCCGCTGGAGGTCGCCGGCCAGCTCATGCCCCTCGAATACTGGAGGCCCCGCGATGCTGCCATCTGATCGCTATCTGGCTGAGCTGCTGGGCCTGAGCGATGAGCAGTACGAGATCTGGCGCGATGAGGTCCGCAAGCGTGCAGCAGAGGCGCCCAAGCCTGCGGTAACGGCTGGCATCGTCGAGTTCACCGCAGCGCAGATCGTGGTGCTGGTCACTACGGCTATCAGCATCGGCGCCCAGCTGATCAGCGTCCTGCTGGCCCCCAACGCCCCCCGTAACCGGCGCACGGCGGAGCTGGGGCAGCGGCAGGTGCAGGGGCGCAACCAGACGAGCATTGAATCCCTAGCGCCCCGTGGCGGGTTTGATGCGGTCCAGGACGTGGCCGCAATCGGCGAGCCTATCCCCGTGGTTTACGCGAACCGGGAGACCATCGGCGGCGTGACCTATGGCGGCGTCAGGGTGAACGCCACCCTTCTGTGGTCGCAGATTTGGAGCCTGGGCGGCAGTCAGATGGTGCGTGCCGTTTTCATGGTTGGCGAGGGCCGACTGGCCGGGATCGACCCCAACGGGTTTGCGATCGGCGATTCAACGATCAACACTTATGACCTGGGCAGCAGCGGCGCCAACAGCAGCAGCGCCCGCATCACGATCTACCACCGCCCGGACGGCGGCCGGATCCGCTCGGCTGATCGCATCGCCGGCCGCACTGCTGCGAACGACATCGGCAACGCAGAAAATGACGGCGGCGCCGATGTGTTTATGGCCCGAGGGCTGGGCAACACCTATCAGGCGGTCTTCAGCGCCACCAGCAAACCGTCCACCAGCACCACGTTTGGCTGTTACGGCCTGATCGGCAACAACCTGGGATTCAAGCTCAATCCGCAACTCCGGCCGCAGTTCACCGCCCGGCTGCGGCCCATCGGCAGCAGCGGTAACGCGATCGTCGCCTGCGACATTGATCAGTCCGTGGTGGTGCAGCGGGCGAAGGAATCAGCGTTCTACTCAACCCGCTCCGGCGTGATCTCTGGGTCGTTTGGCCTGGGCGATTCGTTCACCTATCGGCTCGACCGCAGCAGCGACTATCTGACCACGTTCCAGAGCACGCAGGGCGGCGCCACCTGGACCTCTGCGGTGGTGCTGCAGTCAGCCCCGAAAATCTACGAGGAAGACACCGAGGATCGGATCACCGGTTTTGATTTCGCGGCTCGCATGACGGTGAGCAGCGTGACACTCGGCACTGATCAGGTAGAGGTGACGGCCACCTTCGACGTGGATTCGGTGCGGACCCTGCTGATCAACGAGGATGCCGCCGCCGGCCAGTACCTGGTGGAGTATCTGATCGAGGTGGACAACGGCCTGGCAGGACAGAGCCGCCAGACGATCCAATCCAGGTTCAACGTCACGATCACGGTCCAGAAAAAAGGCACCGATCAATACATCTTTGAAGGCGACGTAGATGAAGACTCCGGCCCGGTGAACGCCCTCACCAGCCCGCGGCGGCTGCAGGCGTTGATCGTGTTCCCGATCGAGGGTCTTGACGCAGCACAGGAAACCGCTGCCGACGTGGCCAGCACCGTCGCCGGCCGGCAGAAGGCCTGGGACGATGCAATCGTGGTAGGCGATCTCTACAAGATCGGCTCAGCCCTGGCGATCTGCTCCG